CCCGGCACGACCAGTTCTCTCACGGCGCCGACGCCTTCCGGCAGTTCGCGCAGGCGTTCAGCCTCATCGACAACGCGCTTGACGACTTCTCCGCGACAGAGGTTGAAGAGGTGCCGGACGTGCCGCACGCCCGAAAGAACCGCGGCCCGGAGCGATACCGGCCAAAGAGGTGGATCGTATGAACCGCTACAGCTCGGACAGCCTGTCGGTGGGGGATGGACCCCTCGACGACGATCAGATCGCGCTGTTCCTCAACTCCAAGATCGACTCGGCGCTGAATCGCGCCGGGGGGGAAGAGGACAATACCCGGTCGGAGATCGCCGATCGGTACGACGGGGAGCCCATCGGCGACGAGTCCGACGGCGGGTCCACTTTCAGGACGCGGGAAGTCCTCGAGATGGTGGAGGACGCCTTGCCTTCGCTCCTCTCGGTGTTCATGTCCGCGGACACCCCCGTCCTGTTCGAGCCAATGAAGCGGTCCGACGTGGCGGCGGCGAAGCACGAAACAGACGTGGTCAACTACTATCTGTTTCAGCGCGCGGAGGCGTACCTACCGATTCAGAACCTCTTGAAATGCACCCTCTTGGACCCGGTCGCGTACTGCAAGGTGCATTGCATCCACCAGGAGGAAGCGATCCACCACGAGTACGACGCCTTGACGCCCGTACAACTGGCCGACCTCGTCCAAGGCCGGGAGTGGGCCAAGGGGACGGAGATCGAGCCGGTGGAGGGCCATCCGCCCTTCGGCGTCGGGTATCGCTTCGCCGGCACGGAAATGACGATGCGCCCCCGCTTCCTCGTCGAGTCCTTGCCGGGCCATGAGGTCTTGGTGGACGAGAGCGCGCGCTTCCTCGACCTGGACGAGGTATGGCGTGACTTCGGGTTCATTTGCCACGCAACGCAGCTCACGTTCACCGAGCTTGTCCGGCGCGGCTATGACCGGGACCGACTGAACGACCTCCCCGAGGCTTCGGCTTCGAGTGACGCCCGCGGCTCGAGCCGGACCAGCTACAACCGGGGCTATCGCCGGTCGCGTACGGAGGTCCGGTCGCCGCTCCTCGCCACGAAGACGGATCCCTCGCTTCGTCGTTTCGACGTCCACGAGTGCTACGTGAGGCTCGACGTGGATGGGACGGGTCTGGCCGAGAGCTGGCGGATCGTACTCGTCGCCGGGGAGGTCTTCGAGAAGGCGAAGACGAGCTATCAGCCGTTCGTGGCCGTGAGCGCGATCCCCATGCCCCACCGCCACGTGGGGAGGTCACTCGCGGAGGTCATGGTCGACCTCCAGGCGCTCAAGACCAAGCTCGTCCGCACCCTCCTGAACGACGCCTACCGCAACGAGGCGCGACGGAGCTACATCAACCGGCAGGCGAAGACGCCGGACACGGACGATCAGCTCAAGGATCCCATGACCGCGTTCGTGGACGTGAAGGGCGACCCCCGGGCCGCCGTCATGCCTGAACAGCAGTTCAGCATCATGGAGCAGACCTTGGGGGCCATCCGGTACGCCGACGACCTTCTGAAACGGCGCACGGGCATGGCCCCGGACAACGCCTTGAACCCGGACGTGCTTCGGGACGCCACCGCGCACGGGATGCTCGCGTCCATGGACCGCCAGTCCAACCGGCTGATGGGCATCGCGCGCACCATCGCGGAGACGGGCATCAAGAAGATCGGCGTGAAGTTCCACCAGCTCTTGCGCATGTACCAGGACCGGGAGACCGTCCTACACCTGCGGGGGGAGTGGGTGGACGTCCGGCCGGCAGAGTGGGAGGAGCGCACGGACATGAAGGTGGCCGTGGGGCTGGGCTTCAACTCCAAGGAGCAGACCGTCATGGCGCTGACCCAGCTCCTCACCCTCCAGAAGGAGGCCTTGGGTCAGGGCATGGCGAAGCCCGAGCACATCCGGAACACCTTGGAGAAGCTGATCGAGGCCACCAACCTCGGCTTCTACGGGCAGTTTTTCGCCGACCCCACGGCTCCGGGTTGGAAGCCGCCCCCCACGCCCCCGAACCCGCAGATGGAGGCGGTCAAGGCCTCGATGGAGCAGACCAAGCTCCAGGAGCAGACCAAGCTCCAAGAGATCAAGGCCAAGAACCAGGAGGCCATGGCCCGGCTCGAGGTCGAGAGGTTGAAAACGGACATCGACCGGGAGCGCATCACGGCCGACGCCCACCTGAAGCAGATCAAGGCCCAGATGGAAGCCACCCTGCTCCCCGAGCACAAGCTCGCGGAGGTCGAGAAGCTTCAGGCCGAGGCCCTCAAGCTGCGAGCCGAGATCGCCAAGCTGGCCGCCGACGTTGACAAAGTCGACGCCGAGACGGAAGCTATGACACGACAAGACGATCCGGAATCGAACGTCCCGGATGAAGGAGCCGACGATGGTGAAGCGACCGAGTGACCAGTACATCAAGCCCAAGGGCAACAACCCGAAGAAGGGGTGCCCCGGCTCCAGCAAGGGCACGGGCAAGAGCAAGGGCAACAAGGGCAAGTGACCACGCCGATCCGCAAAACCTACCCCGGAACGTCCGCGCGGGAAGTGCTGGAGCTGGCCGAAGGGTCGGCTTTCGCTGCGCTTCTCCGCGCCATCCGGGCGGAGACGGTGAACGCCATCGTAGCCCTGGACTGCGCCTCGGAACCCGAGCGCGTCCTAGACGGTGTTCGCCGCCTTCAGGTGTTGGATCAGCTCGCCGCGGAGGTTGAGCTGGCCGGCGCCGCAGCCAAGAAGGAGATCCAACGATGAGCTTGTTCAGCAACGCCACCCCCCCGGAGTCGAACGCTCCGAACACTCGTGCCCCGGTCCCCCCCGCGACCGCGGGTCGGGCGCGCACCCGCGAAGAGGTGCGCTCCAGCGCGCAACGTCTGAGCTCGACGGAGCAAGTTCAGACCATCAAGGACCGGGTCCAGGAGCGTTTCCAGGCCCGGCAGGGGAGGGACCCAGCGTCCGCGCCGTCCGACCCCCGGGAGCCCGCGCCCGAGTCGCGGGAAGAGGCCCGGTCCGTCCCGGGTCCCGACGACGACGCGGATTCTGAGGGCGCGGCCTTCGAGTACCTCGAGGATCTCGCGGAGACCCTGGGCGTGGACGCGGAGGCCTTCTTGGGCCTCAAGTCCAAGATCAAGGTCAACGGCGAGGACCTCGAGACCACCTTGAAGGAGGCCTTGGGGAACCACCAGCGCACGGCGGCGCTCACCCAGAAGGAACAGCAGCTCGCGGCGGGGAGGGAACGCTTCCTGGCCGAGCAGACCGAGACCTTGAGCGCGCTCAAGCGTCAATTCGACGAGGCCAAGTATCACCACCAGGCGGCCTATCAGGTCATCGAAGCGGAGCTGAACCGCCCCGAGATGCAATACCTGAGACAGTCCGACCCGGCGAGCTACTTGGCCTGGCAAGGTCAGTTCGAGCGCCAGAAGCAAGCCATCGCCCAGAGCTTTCAGAACATCGTCGCCAACGAGAACCAGGCGGCCCAGCAGCACCGAGAGCGCATCGCCCAGGAGAGCGTCAGCTACCTGCGCACCCACATCCCGGACTTCGACACGCGCGAACGCTTCGAGAAGATGGCCAAGGTCTTCCAGAAGCGAGGTATCGCGGCGTCGGAGGCCAAGGCCATCCTCGATCCGCGACTCCTGCGCTTCGTGTCGGACTATGCCGACATGGAGGAGCGCCTGTCCGCGTACGAGAAGGCCGAGGCCAAGGCCAAGGACTTGGCCCGCAAAGCGCCCCCGGCGTCCGTGCGGGTCGGCGCGCCGAAGGCCAAGGATGCGAGTACGCAGCGGCAGATCTCCGACGCGAAGAAGGCGCAAACGGGCCTGCGGAGCCGCAACGCCATCGCCCAAGCGGCGGCGGCGATCAAGTTGGTCAACCGCCTTCCCACCAAGAGGTAACCCATGGCCGTCGCACTGACCACCGCATACTCCGCCCCCGTCTTGGCCTCGACCCGCGAAGACGTGTCGGAGATCATCAGCAACATCGACCCGACCGAGACTCCGATCTCGGCCAACATCGGCACGGAGCCGGTGGACAACCCCACGCTGCACCAGTGGCAGTACGATGGGCTCAACGCCACGTCGATCACGGGCGAGATCGACGGCGTCGAGCAGGTGGACCTGCCCGACGCCATCACGACCCGCGGCAAGTTGGCCGCGCCGTGCATGATCCAGGGCAAGGGCATCCGGGTCACCCGGCGCCAGCAGGCCGTGGACAAGTACGGCGTGGATGACGAGGTCGCGTACCAGCTCGCCAAGGCCGGCGCCGAGCTGAAGCGCAACCAGGAGGCCGTGATCACGTCCTTCCGGACGCCCGTGGCGGCGTCCGCAGGCGTGGCCCCGCTGGTCGCCGGGATCCCGACGTGGATCAAGACGAACACCGACCGGGGGGCCGGCGGCGCGGACCCGACCATTTCGGGCACCCCCGGGCAGCCCGTCATCGGCACCGATGGCACCGTGCGGGCCATGGACGAGTCCCTCATCCTGGAGCTGGTGGGGATGAGCTACGACGAGGGCGGGAAGATCGACCTCATCAGCGTCGGCCGGGCCGCCAAGCAGGCCATGTCGGCGTTCTTCTTCGGCACCTCGACCCGCATCGCCACGCCCTACCAGGACTTCGGCAAGTCCCCCAACATGGGCGTGACCGTGGTCGGGGCGGTGGACGTGATCGTCACGGACTTCGGTCCGGTGGCCGTCATCCCCAACCGCTTCCAGCGGGCCCGGGACGTGTTGATGCTCGACACGGCGCAGTGGTCGATCGGGATCTTCGACGACTACTTCGTAGAGGAGGTGGCGAAGACCGGCGACTACGAGTCGCACATGGTGCTTCACGACTTCACCCTCATCAGCCACGCCGAGGAGGCCTCCGCCATCTTCGCCGACGCCGACGGCACCGCGGCGATGGTCGCCTGATCAAGCCCTCAAGCGGCGGGGGGTGAGGTTGGCCCGGATCTCCACCTCACCCTCCGTTGCTTGACTTTCCCCCCTGCTCGCGGGAACATCCTTCCCAATGAGCGGCATCGACAACATCCCACTCTCCGACCTGTCTCGCATGGACCTGGGCACCCTCTCGCCGGAGGACCGCCGCCAAGCGAAGGCGCGCATGAAGGCCAGCAACGATCGCAACTTCGATGCGCAGGCCGAGGACTGGCTCAAGCGCCAGATGCCCGCCAGCATGAAGCAGCCCTTCGCCGCGACCATCCCGATCAACGACCGGCCCGCGGTGGGTTCCCTCACGTTCATGTCGGGGCGCATCCCCGGCTCCCGAAAGCTTGCCCCGGGGGAGGTGGTGGCGGTCGATGGGGACTGGCCCGACGTCAAGATCGCCTTGGCCCGCAAGTCCCTGGAGCTCACCACGGAGGCCGTCACGCGGCCCCTGGTCTACGCCACGCGATACTACGCCGAGGGGACCCGCCCCAGCGCGGCGGCCCGGATGGCGGACGCGGACCCCGCGGGCTACCGGCACATCCGGCAGGAAGAGGCCAAGGCGGTTCGCGCCATCAACGAGCAGTTGGTGGCGGTCCGCGCGAAGCGGGGCCGCGCCACCAAGCTGGACTTGGACATGGAGGCCGCCGAGATCGCCTCGACCGCGGGTGACGAGCCCGAGCCCCCCGCCGCCAAGGACCCCCGGGCCAGCGGGCTGAACGCCGAGGCCACCGCGCGGGTCCGCGCCACCAAGCTGGACTTGGACATGGAGGCCGCCGAGATCGCCTCGACCGCGGGTGACGAGCCCGAGCCCCCCGCCGCCAAGGACCCCCGGGCCAGCGGGCTGAACGCCGAGGCCACCGCGCGGGTCCGCGCCTCCCGGGGGTGATCCGTGGTCACGCGCAGCATCGCCAAGATCGACGGGCAGACTGTTCGGCAGGTCCACCAGTCCGCCCAAGAAGTCCAGATGATCTTGGACGAGAACAGGTTCTTGGCTGCGAACAAGGGCGGCGCGAGCAAGAACGCGCGCTACGTGGCGCGTGTGCCCATCGCCCTCTACGGGCAGTGGGTCCACGAGTGGCGACAGAAGGGGGGCCTGGCGGGAACGGGGATGAAGAGCATGGACTATGTCATCCTCAAAGCGTCCGTCCCGGACTACTCGCAGCTCGTGACGACACCGTCCGGCAAGACGGGCTTCGAGCAGACCGCCCGGCGCATCCAGGCCGGGTACGTCGGCAAGAACCTGAAGATCTCCGCGGCGCCCCGCCCCGAGGCGCGCAAGCGAGACGTGATCTTCCGCAAGGCCGGGGGCTGACGTGACGACGCGCCTGGAGCTGGTCAACGCGGTGCAACGCTGGTTGCACCGCGCCAACGACGTTGAGCTTGTCGCCGACATGGGGCTCATCATCCGCAACGTCGAAGCTCGGTTTGCGCGTGAAGTCCGGCACTCCTCACAGGAAGGGGTCGCGCAGCTCACCATCACCGGCCGCTCGGGCCCCCTCCCGACGGACTGCCTTCACGTGCGCTCGCTGTCCCTCGCTTCAGGCGACGCGCGCAGGCTTGACCAAGTCACGGCAGAAGTCTTGCGGGAGGGGGCCTGGTGGACGGACGGAGGCACGCCCCGGATGTTTTGCGTGTCCGGGCGCGTCGTGTACGTGGCGCCAACCGCGGACGCCACCGTTGGGACGGTGTTCGACCTCGTCTACTTCGCGCGCTTCCCCGCGTTGGTGAACGACGCGGACACCAACTACCTCCTAACGAACCACTTCGACCTGTACCTGTACGCCGCGCTTGCAGAGGCTGCACAGTACATCCAGGACCGGGAAGCGCGCCTGGAGTTCGAGGCGCAGTACCAGGACATTCGCCGGAACCTCGAAGAGCAAGACCTCGCGTTCAAGTCGTCCGGGTCCGCGCGGCGCGTGATCGGCTCCGGGTTCATGGTGTAGTCCATGCTGCCCTTCAGTCGCGTTCCGCTCGGCGAATGGCTCCCAGACCGTCCCGCATACCCCGCCCAGGGCGCCACGCTAGCCAAGAATTGCGTCCCGCAGGCGACCAGCTACCGCGCGCTACTGGACTTCGTGAAGTTCACGGACCCAGCCAGCGGGGGCGTGGTGGGGGCGACCTGGGCGATCACGTCCGCGGGGACCGTGCGCATCATCGTGGGCACGCCCACCCAACTCCTGCTCCTGAATGGGCTGGGCTGGACCGTCTTGGGTACGGGCTATCCAAGCGTCCCCTCGTGGGAGTTCGCGCAGTTCGGTGATTCTCTCGTCGCGGTGGCCCCCGGCGTCGATCCCCAAGTGATCGATCTGTCCGTGGGCGCCCCCGCTGCGGTGGCGCTCGTGGGGGCGCCCGACTCCCCTCCCCGAGCCCGGCGTGCGGCCGTCGTGCGGGACTTCGTGATGCTGGGGGACCTGGACGCCGCGCCGGACACTATCCAATGGTCCGGCTACAACAACAGCACGATTTGGGCTACGTACGGCAACACCGCGTACCAGGCCGACTCGCAGAAGCTGTTCACCGGCGGCGTGGTTCAGCGCATCGTGGGCGGCCCGTTCGGCTACGTGTTCCAGGAGAGTGAGATCCGCGCGGTGGAGTACGTGGGTCCGCCCGTCGTCTTCTCGATCAGCGTCATCAGCCGCGACCGGGGGACCCCGGCGGGGGACAGCGTCATCGCCGCAGGTGACCGCGTGTTCTTCTACGCGCAAGACGGCTTTCACATGCTACAGGGGAAGCAGTTCACCGCCATCGGCGAAGAACGAGTGAACCGCTGGTTCCTGGAGAACGTAGCCGCCGACGAGATAGTGAACATGCGCGGCAGCGTGGACCGCGTCAACCGGGTGGCCACGTGGGCGTTCTCGTCGACCAGCGGGGGCCCGCTCGACAAGCTCCTGATCTACAACTACGCGGCGAATCGTTGGTCGTACGCGGATACCGCGCTTGCCTTCCTGGTGGAGCTGCGAACGCCCGGATACGACCTCGACACCCTGAGCACTATCCTCACTGCCGGCATCGATGCGGACTCTTTCCCCATCGAATCCCGCATGTACCTCGGGGGCGCGCTGTCCTTGGTGGGTGCCAACGCCGCCGGTCAGCTCGGCACGTTCACCGGGGATGCGCTCGACGCGGTCTTGGAGACCCCCGAATTTGACGGTGGGGGCAACGTGCGCCGACTCCTGTCGGGCATCCGCCCCATTGTGGAGGGGTCCTCGAGCACGATCATCACCGCGCAGATCGGCCACCGAAACAGCTTGCTCGAACCGGTGACGTGGACGGGTGAGCGCAGCTTGAATTCCACAGGGGAGGCGAACATACTCTTGGACGCGCGCTATGTGCGCGTCCGTCTGAACGTGCGCGGGGGGTTCACGCACGCAAGCGCGGTTGACGTTCTGTCGCGTTCAAGCGGCCGATTCTGAGGAGATCTAGGATGCGAGTGGGAGAATGTGATGCGGTACGATACGGAACAGACCCAGAACGCGCAGAGCCCGTTGACGGGGCGGGGCCTGGGCGTCCGACACTCGGGGGGCGGGGACATGAGCGGGGGGAAGAAGTCGGACCTCCCGACGGGCGGATTCACCCAGGGCCCATCCGGGGGGCTCATGATGGGGGCCTACAACCCCAGCCCGGGGAGCCTGTACCGCGAGTGGCCGTCACCGACGAGCGGGGGCGGGCAATCCTGGTTCCCCTGGTGACCCCAACGACGAAGCGCGTCCGGGGTCCCTTGACGCCCTTCTATCTGAACCCCCCGGAGCGGTGGCAGCCTGTCCGAGCGCGCCTGGAGCGGTTGGTGCGCGAGCAGACGCACCACGGGATGGTCCTGGAGCACCTCCAGGCGAGGATCGCAGACGGGCATTTCCAGGTGTGGGTGTGGGGCGAGGGGGACGACGTGGACGCGGTCTTCTTGACCACGCTGTTCCGCCAGCCCAACGGCCGCCCGGTGTGCTCGTTGTCCTGGGCGGCCGGCGCCGACGCCATCCACCCCGACGCGATCTACCCGACCATCGAGGCCTGGGCCCGCACCCAGGGTTGCCAGGCCTTGGTCATCGTGGGAAGGAAAGGGTGGGAGCGCGTGATGCGTCCCCACGGGTTCGAGCTGGCCGACCAGACCATCATCAAGGAGCTGTAAGAAGTGGGCGGGAAGTCGGGAAAGATGGACCAGAGCCAGACGGTGAACGCGAACCCGCTGGTTCAAGACACCGTCCAACAGAACCTCGCCGCGGGGCGAGATCTGCTCAACAACCAGCCCGGCACGCCCGAATACTACCGCGGGGACGCGGTCGCGGACCTGAACACCCAGCAAGAGAACGCGCTTGACGCCATGTACGCCCGCGGCATGTCGGGCTCGGGCGCAGAGCAGGGTTTGGGGAGCTACATCCAGAACGCCTTGGGCCAGGACTATTCCGGCGCGCTTGGGTCCGCCCAAGGCGCGCTCGGACAAATGGCGCAAGGGGGGATGAGCCTCCAGGACGCGGCCAACTTCGCGGCCAGCGGCTCCGCCCCCTACTCCCAGGCCCTCCAGTCCCAAGCCAGCGGACAGATCAACCCGCTCACGACCGCCATGTACCGCGACGCCTCCCAAAACCTGGGGGAGCAGTTCAACCAGTCGGTCATGCCGGGCATCAACGCCACCTTCGCGCAAGGCGGGCGCACGGGCGGGGGGCTCCATCAGGCCGCCATGGGCAACGCCGCAGGCCAGCTTGCGGATGCCCAAGGCAGCCTCGCCACCAACATGTTCGGGCAGGCCGCCGAGGGGGCGCTCCAACGCCAGCTCGCCGCGGGGCAGAGCGGGCTACAGGGCGCCCTCGCCCAACAAGGGCTCGCCGGCAACCTCTACAACCAGGGCCAGGATCGTGCCCTGGGCGCCGCCGGAACGCTCCAACAAGGCGCCCTCGGCGGGATGGGGATGCAGCAAGGCGCCGCGGGGCTGACCGGGATGCTGTCCGGCCTCGACTATCAGAACCTTCAGAACGCGCTCACGGCGGGCGGGCAGCGCCAAGGCCAAAGCCAAGCCGAGATCGACGCGCGCATGGCCGCGTACGAGCACAACTCGTCCCGAGCCATCCAGGATTGGGAGCGGTCTTGGCAAGGTCTGGAGGCGCAATCTGGGTTGACCTCCCCCCTTCAGGGGACGGGCAGCACGACGAGCAACGCCGACAAATGGTCGAAGTGGAGCTGAAATGTCCGGACTAGAATCCATCCTCATGGGCCTTGGGACCTCCACCTCCGGGACGGCGCTGGGCAGCGGCGCGGCAGCGGGGTTGGGCACCGGCGCGGCGGCGGCCGGGATGCCTGCGGGCCTCCAAGCCGGCACCGCGGCGCTTCGGGGCGCGGGCGCCCTGGGCGCGGGCTTGCAATCGCAGCAGGCCATGGGCGGACTCATGGGGGGCGATCCCGGGGCGATGGGCAGGGTGCCGGCCCCGGGTGGAGCTCCCCCCGGCGGGGGGTTCGACACGAACGCTTTCGTCCGCCAGCTGGGAGGCATGGCCGGGCAGGCGATGCAGTCCCCGCCGCGGAGCGCACTTCCCGGGCCGACGCCCGGCGGGGGCGGGTCGAGCCCGTTCTCCTCGGGCTCGAGCCCGTTCCGCAGCCGCCAGGGTCCGCAGTCCGGGGACGGGCTCATGGCCGAGATGTTCCGCTACTACGGTGGCGGAGGCGGAGGGTGGTGAGGCATGGCCGAGGAGAGTAGTGGGCTCGACAGCGTCCTGAAGGGCCTCTTGGGCTTCACCGGGGGCGTTCTCCAGCGCCACCGGCTGGGGAACGTGCTCATGTCCGGGCTCCGTGGGGGCGTCCTTGGCTCGCGCTCCGGTGAGACTGCCCCCGCAGAGGGGGGAGACCTCAGCGCGTACCTGGGGGCGTTGACGGGGCTCCCCGCCGACAAGGGTTGGGCTGCGGCGGCTGCGCCTGCGCCAACCGGCGCCGGGAACGGCATGGACAACCCCGCGATGGAAGCGTGGCTTCCGTCGTTCATGAAGAACCCCATGCTCATGCAGGCGGGGATGGACGCCATGCAGGCCCAGCCCAAGAACCCCTTCGGATCTGCCCGGGTCTCGCCCTTCGAGGCTGGGGGCGCGTTCGCAAAGCCAGTCGCCCCCCTGGCGGACCCCCTGGCCATGCTCAAGGACCCGGAGGTCCTCCGGAAGATGGGCTGGCTCAAGCCCGGCTGAGGCTGATAGACTCCCACCATGCCGCGCGTTCGCCTCCCCACGATCTTCGAGCTGGCGGCAGCGGCGTCCCCCGAAGCCCCACCCGAGGATTGGGGTCTGTCCATGGCCGGGAGGATGGACGCCTTGCTCCCCAAGCCCACCGGGGGCGGTTCGGGGGGGAAGATCCAAGGGGGCCTGCTCCGCCCCGGCGTGACGGACCGCATCGGCGCGTGGTGGGACGAGCAGAACGCACAGTCCAAGGAACGCGCCGATGCGCGCCGGGTCCAGTTCGCCCAGGAGAACAACTCGATGCTCGCCGCGCTGGGCCTGGGGAACGCGGCGCCCCCGCCCGCGCAGCCCCCCGGTTCCGAGGCACCGTTGCAGACCGTGAACATCCCCAACGTGCCCTCGAACGAGGGGCCCTCCCCCGAGGAGCGGGGGAGCATGATCCAAGCCTTCATGTCCGCGATGCCGGGGGCTACGCAGGTCCGCCGGGGGCCCGGCATCACCCCCGCCGCGATGGTAGACCCGGACGTGCAAGCGCAGTTGCAGCGGCCCGAAGTGCAGGCCGCCATGGCGCCGTCCGCCGGGGATATCACCTTCGGCGCCGATGCCTTCCTCGAGGCGCCCGAAGGTGAAGCGGGGTTGGAAAATTTCCTGTTTCGGGAGATCGCCGTGATGGGCCCCCGGGCGCCCCAGGCCATCCAATCGGGGTGGCTCCAGATGCAGACGGCCAAGCGCCAACGCCTGGGCGCCCGCGCCGACTATCTGTCCGGGCTCATCAAGGACAGGTTCCGCGCGGACCTGGAGCGCCGCAACGCGGGCGACACCTTGCAGGCTCAGGACGGTTGGCGTGCCCTCGATCGGATCACCAACGTGCGCTCCCAAGAGGCGCTACTAGACCTGCAAACGCGCATCGCCAACGCCAACCTGTTGGAGCAGTACAAGGGTCGGCTATCCGCGCAACAGGTCGAGACCATGCGGCAGACCTTGGGCGCCGGGGAAATGGACGTGAAGCGCGCGGACAGGCTCTACAAGAGCACTGGGTATGCGAACGCCTCAGTCAAGGCCATGAGCGCCGGAACCCGGCTCGTGAACTACATGCGCGAGATCATGGGCAGCACGTCCGTGGGCCTGGGAGACCTCAGCCAAGCGATCAACCGGGTGAAGCAGTTCGCAGGGAACGAGCAGGCCCAGCGCCTCCGGATGCTCATCAACGAGGTCAACCAAACGGCCATCGCGGCGTACGCCGAGAAGGCGGGTATGCGTGGCGTCGACACGAAGCCTGAGCAGGACTTCCTCAAGTCCACGAACCCCGCAGTGGGTGTGGACATGAACGTGTCCAACGAATGGCTCAACCGCATTCAGGCCGTGGGGATGGCGGACCTGAAGTCCACCTTCGAGTATATGAACAACCTCAAGCCCGGAGCGGGCTCCAAGCTCAACCGGGAGATGGCGCCAGTGCTCCGCGCCATGGCCTACGGACAAGCCGCCGCCGCAGCGCAACTGGAGAGTGAAAACGGCATCACCACCGTGAACAACTTCTTCGAGGACGCCCAATGAGCCGCTTCGCCGACGCCATCCGCAAACAGCTCCCCGACACGCGCAACATGTCGGACGCCGAGATACTTGCCGAGGCTCGGCAGATGACGGGCTTTCGCGGCTCGCAGCGCGCGTTCAACGTGTCGATCGGGGAGACGCCTCGCACGACCGGGGGCGCGCGCATGGCGCAAGTTCTGGGGCAAGGCGCCTCCGCCGGATGGGGGGACGAGCTGGCCGGCGCGTTCGCCCCCATCATGCAACCGCTCATCGGCGGTCTGGACGTCCTGACCGGGGGTAGCATTGGTGAGAGCGACGAACCCGGGCTCAAGGGCGCATACAAGAGCGCCAAGCTCGCCCTGGAAGGGAAGCTGTCGCAGGACGTCACGCAAGTAGCCCGGCGCGAGGTCCAGATGGCCCGCGAAGACGCGCCGCTTGCTTCGGTGGGCGCCGAGCTCGCTGGGGGCGTGGCTGGCGCCATGGGCGGAGGCGGGGGGCTAGCGCGCATCGGGGGACACGTCGCCTCCCAAGCGCCCCGGCTGGGCGCAGCTATGCAGGCCGTGGGCAACGCCTCCACGCCGCTCGCGCGCATGGTGGGAGGCGCTGCCGGGGGCGCGGCGTACGGAGGGGGGATCGCCGATGACGGCGACCGCACCCGCGGCGCTGTCCACGGGGCCCTTCTGGGCGGGCTTGTGCCCCCCGCGATGGCCGGGGCGGGGCATTTGGGCGTGGGCGCCGCCAAGCTAGCCTCCCGAGTGAGCCCCGCGGCGCATACCCTCCGCACCTTGGCCGGCGTCATGGCGCCGCACGGCTTCAAGACAGCGGCCCGCGAGCTCGCTGGCTTGGGCGCAGACATGGCGCAATCGCCCTTGGCGCGGCGCGCCGTAGGGGCCATACAGGGGGCGGGAGGTCGCGACATGACGCAACAGGAGATCCAAGCCATGGCCCGACGACTCGAGACCGAAATGGCGCCCCCGCCCCCATCGACTCCGACCCCCAGCCTGCCCCGGTCCGGGGGGATGACGCCCGACGAGGTCAGCGGCCTGGCCCAAAGCCTCGAGGCTCGCGCCGCATCCGCAGCGGCGTCCGAGTCGCTGTCGGCCATCGATGACCTCGTCATGAAGACCAACGCCGACCTCGGCGGTAAAGCGAGCATCAAAGAGATCGCCGACGCCGCGGGGCTGTCTGAGCAGGCCGTCATGGAGGCTTCGAGGCGCATCATCATGCGGCTCACGCCAGGCGCCCGGCCGTCCACCGCAACCGTCATTGCGCCCGGCGAGCCCCCACCACCCCTCCCGCCCGTCGTGCTGGGGAGGCCGCAAGGGATGCCGCAAGGGATGCCGCAAGGGATGCCGCAAGGGATGCCGCAAGGGATGCCGCAAGGGATGCCGCAAGGGATGCCGCAAGGGATGCCGTCGCCGCTGGCTCGGATGTTCGGACCCG